AATAAAGCAAGAAGCAATAATTTATCTAGAAGCAATAATTTATCTAGAAGCAATAATTTATCTAGAAGCAATAATTTATCTAGAAGCAATAATTTATCTAGAAGCAATAATTTATCAGGCAATTTAGAAGAATTACCATAATCAAAATTTACACGCTCTGTAACGAGCAACCCTTGTTAATTTATAATTTCACCGAAAGGCGCGGGTTTAAATCTTCAAGGGTGTAAATGATATAAAGCAACCTTTATATAGTATGTAATATGGTTGATATTGTCACAGAAACAGTCAACACTCTAAATATGTCAGAACCAACGGTATTAGATTATATGCTTCCTACGTCGGAGGAAGTTTCTGAAAAAACTACACCTATAGAGACAGGGTATGAATACACACAGTCTGAGACGGACGCTATTATAAAATATCGGGATGCAATAACATCTAGAAAAGCTGGTCAAAAAACATTATTCCCTATTTCTACTTCAGTTAATAGCGACGCGATTAATTATTTTGCTGAAGTGACAAATTATTTCATTAATATGGATGCTACATTCGTTAATGTAATGATTGCTAATACTATGAGCTGTAAAAAGATATTTGTAGGACGTGTTAACGCGCCGCCAATTCGCAATGTGCTTCGAAAAACTATAGGATTGTATGGTAAAAATCTTAAGCATATAACGTACAAGGAAAACGTTTTATTCATATGGTACAATAAAAACGAGTTTCAATTTACTGTATGGAGTACATCCTACAAAACATGCGTGAGTGCTATGCATACACTGAATCGACAACTTTACAATAACTTTATTAAAAACGACAATGTCCAAACAAGTCAGTTGTAGTATTATCGGTTCATACCCGGCGCTACACTATATTATATACAAAGACCGTTGGGCTAATGTATTTATTTTTATGTAATTTATTTTACATCGTTTAACTATTAGTTTATGTCATACATTCACAACATTAATAAATGTCGCAATATTTATTAATGCGGATAATTTAAAGGATTAATCTATATTATTATCATAATGGATGTCACAGATATTATAGATATAACAAATGCGGATGTTCAGAATATACAATTGAACACATCCGATAATGCGCCTAGAAAAACACTTGGTGACGGTTTTGAACTTCTTATGAATATCAAACATAAAGATACACGCAATAATAGCTCGAGCCTTAATCTGGATGATGTATCCGACCTTGAGCGCGATTTAAATGATTTATCGACAAATGTAAATATGTCTAAATCCGAAAAATCGGATATGGTTTTAAAAAATATCGGGTTTAATCAGGGTGCGAAAGAGAAAGAGAAAGACAAAGACAAAGAGGTTAACATTGGAGACTTATCAAGCAATATGAAAGACGTATCTGAGACTAAAACGTGGGACGGATTTAAAAAAATAGAATTACAAGTGAATCCTGATTCGGTAGAACCTATTAAAAAACTAACAAACGAAGAAACACTACGCGAAAAGTTTAAAACCCTTAGACGACTAGAAGAAATACAAAGTAAAGGCGGCAAGCTGACCAAACAATATTCAATGGAATCGTCCTTATCTGAAATGCAAGGAGAATATGAAACTATTATTTCGGAGAAGGAGCGCACAAATAGTTGTAAATTTCAAGGCAGAATGTTGATGGCGGCTATTACTGGGATAGAATTTCTAAATAACAGATTTGACCCTTTTGACATTAAATTAGACGGATGGTCCGAACAACTGAATGAAAATATAACTGATTACGATGAGATTTTTTCCGAGTTACACGAAAAGTATAAAACAAAAGCAAAAATGGCACCCGAACTTAAACTGATGTTTCAACTTGCTGGATCTGGTATTATGGTCCATATGACAAACACCATGTTCAAATCTGCTGTGCCAGGAATGGACGATATTCTACGTCAAAATCCTGAATTGGCCAAACAATTCACCCAGGCCGCAGTCAATACGATGGGTGTTCAGAATCCCGGATTTGGAGGATTTATGAATAATTTTATGCCTGGGGCACAAGGACAAAGTGGGGGAGGTCAGGGAGGGCAGGGAGGGCAAGGTCGTGGTATGCAAGGACAACATTCAACTAATCAGAATAACTCTTCCGATTCGCGATCGTTTACCAACGATAGAAGACCGTTCGAGGAGCCAGTCGATACGCCTATGTATAAAAGAGAATCTACTTCCGGCGGAGGCGAAAAAACTCCTACGATGTCATCTAGACCGGAAAAATCAATTAAAGTTTCAGGACCTAGACCAGAAATGAAAGGTCCGTCAGATATTAATGATTTATTAGCAGGGTTGAAAATAAAAAAACCTGATGTTAAGCATAAATCTAATCATAAACGAAGTGATAAAAATACCGTAAGTTTGGATATCTAATATTGGATTAGTATTCCATTATTAGAATAATATGGATTTTATATTATTAAAAATGTATAATATTAAAATTGAAATAGAATTATAATATTATATTAATAAATATAAATGGCTTCGCAGAATACCATTCTTGATAAATTTCTGCGGGAAAGCATAACACCAAAGGGTGAAAAAATACACACCCACACTAGAGTAGGAGATGTAACAAAAAATATATATCCTGGATCATACTGTATAAAACCCGATTCATACAAACAATTTCTGGAATTATACTACACCCACGTTTTTGTACATAAAAATGAAGAGCATCTCACCGAACGCCAATCAATAGAAGAGGGTCCTGTATTGATTGATATCGATTTCAGATATGACAAGAGTATCAAAGAAAAACAGCATACGCCTGAACATATAACCGATTTAGTGGTTCTGTATATGGACACTATCTCAAAAATGTTTAAAATCTTGGAAAATACCTCAATCCGTGTGATAGTTTTAGAAAAAAAAAATGTAAATATTTTGGAAGATAAAACAAAAGACGGTGTCCATATAATAATATGTATTAAAATGCACAAGGCCCTCCAAGTTATACTCCGTCAAAAAATTGTAACCGACATTAAAAATATGTGGGATGACTTGCCTATAAAAAATACATGGGACGATGTATTTGATTTGGGCGTTACAAAAGGATTGTGTAATTGGCAACTTATCGGGTCTAGAAAACCAGGGCACCAGGCATACGAACTTAAACATTTAATTAAAATGACGTATAATGAAAAAAATAATTTATGGGCTTATAAGAACGAAAGCATTATAAATGCGATTAATGCGCACACAATTGAAACTTTTTCGGCAAGATACACTGCCCATCCGTCATTCGATATGAACCCCGAACTTGAAAGCGCGTACAACGAGACAATCAAAACTCTCGGAAAATTAGATAATGCCGTAAAAAATAAATCTGCTGGTGCAAACACCAAAATGAATATCGACGGTCACATTACCAGAGGTGTATTTAATTACGGCGATATAGACTGTGAGCAAACGTTAGACGAAACGATTTCGCGCATTATTGACGGATTAAATACACAAGATTATAGAATAAAAGAAATACACGAATATACTTTAGCACTTCCTGCACAATATTACGGAGATGGCAGTTATACCAAGTGGATTCAGGTTGGATGGGCTCTAGCAAATACCGATGTTAGGCTGTTTCCGACATGGATTAAACTCAGTTGTCAGAGCGCAAGTTTTGATTGGAAGGGTGTAAAAAAACTGCTCGACGACTGGTATAAGTTCGATATTGGAGCTGGGTCTCTTACATATAGATCAATCATTTTCTGGTGTAAATCCGACGCCCCGGAAAAATACGAAGAAATTCGAACAAAAACTATCGACTATTTTGTCGAAGAAACATTAAAGGCGCCATCCGATTTTGATTTGGCAAACGTATTGTACAATATGTGTAAGGACGATTTTGTTTGTGTCAGTATAAAAAATAATATATGGTACGAATGCAATAATAAAAATTTCAGATGGACTGAGATTGATTCCGGTACTACATTGCGCGGAATATTATCAGGTCCTATGCATAGGATATACAATCTAAAAGCGCAGGCAAATGTGAAAACACTTGCGTCATACGAGATGAACGATCCGAGAGTTTTAACGCTCACTAAAACTAATAATAAATTAGCAGAGATATGCGGAAAGTTAAAAAACGCAACATCGAAAAATAATATAATGCGAGAAGCAAAGGAATTGTTTTTCGACAAAGGGTTTCTTGAGCGTCTCGATCAAAACCCCTATCTGATGTGTTTTAATAACTGTGTCGTGGATTTCAAAAATAAATGTCACAGAGAGGGCCGTCCAGACGATTATTTAACAAAATGTACAAATATAGATTACATTAAATTCGGAGAAAATACCGACAAAAAAATTATAGCAGACATTACCGAGTTTATGCTCCAGCTCTTTCCTGTAAAGGAATTAAACGAATATATGTGGAACCATCTCGCGTCAATATTGATAGGAATAAATCTCGACCAGAGATTCCATATATATAAAGGCAGTGGTCGCAACGGTAAATCTAAGCTCGTTGAATTAATGGGAAAAAGTATGGGAACGTACAAGGCAACCGTACCTATAACGCTTATTACTTCAAAGCGAAACACGATAGGTTCCACATCTTCTGAAGTCGCAGCATTAGTTGGTGTTAGATGCGCGGTAATGCAAGAAATGTCCGCTGGAGAAAAAATGAACGAAGGTATTATGAAAGAACTCACCGGCGGCGATGATGTAGTTGCTCGGTCTTTATTCAAAGATAGCATTACATTCAAGCCGCAGTTTAAACTCATTGGTTTAACAAACGTTGATTTCGACGAAATTGCGAACGATGATGGTACATGGAGACGAATGCGGTATATTCCATTTGATGCGAAATTTTTAGAAGACCCATACAACGATCCAGTGTTTCCAAAAAGCGAATGTCCTTACCAATATCAGCTTGATAAAAATCTGAGCGATAAATTTGACGAGTGGGCTCCTATATGGATGTCGATGCTCGTTGAACGCGCTTATTTTAATCAAGGAATTGTTCCCGATTGTAAAACTGTACTCGATAATAGCAACAAACATCGCGATAAATCGGATTACATCGCAGAGTTTGAAAAAGATAAAATACAGAAAATTAAAGGTGGTCGCATTAAGAAAACGGAATTATATGAAACATTCAAAGAATGGTTTAAATTTACACAAGGGAAGTTGAAAATACCTAAACAGACCGAAATCGTAGATTATATGGAAAGAAAATACGGTGTTCTTGTCAATAAATGCTGGCACAATGTAGCTATTATTTACGGCGACGGCGACGCAGATGGAGATTAAGTTGAAGATTAGACTTCCCAATATCACGCTTATTGCTACATTACATTAAATAAGAAAGCGACGCAGATAACGCGGAAGGAAATAAAACATAGATAAATATAGCAAGCCCTATCTTGTCAGAAAGATACAATTTTTCTTTTAAAAAATTACTAAACAATATGTAATACATCAAGAGAGAAAAATATATAAACAACAATATGTATGTATACGGCAACAGCCCTGCGTATGATTTATTTTCATATTCCGATTTACGTTCATCCGTTACCGTTCGCTTAAGATACGTTTCTATTTCTTTTTTTAATTTAATATTTTCTTCTTGTGTTTTATTAAACAATTTATTCATATTGCTCAAATAGGTTTCATTTAAACTCATCGCATTAATCGACGAATATACACTTTGATATATTGTTTTATATTTTTCTTCCGATGATTGTTTAAACCGAGCAGGCGTTGTCGCAGATGAATCATATACCATATTATCAGACTCTGTATCTGTTCCATACATGTAATAGTTTTTAGAAGCCTCTGTGATGTCTTCGGGTAATTGCGTATATTGTTGGTTGTCTAATATTGTCGTTTGTTTATTTTCAAAATATTCTCTATGTTTCCACATCATATATTAAAATTAGAAAAAAATACATGGTGTATTGCCTGAAAATATTAGGTATCTCAATATGTATTTTTTTATTGATTGACTGAATCAATAAAAAAACTAATCTACGATTTTCTTTCATTTTTTTTGTATTCTATTTTGGTTATATTTTGTATTCTATTTTATAATTGTTGTTTCAATACATTGAACACCGCATTTTGCTGGTCTGTTGGAATTGATTTAATATACATGTGCATATCATATGCGCGATTGATTAGCGACTTGTGGTCAAACGCCATTTCAAAATCCTCGCCTAATACTCGGTCAATAGGAACCCATTGCACTCCCGCGATTTCTTCTTCGTCTTCGGTAAATAAAGGCTTATCGTCCATTTTAAC